ATGTTATCACAAAGAGAACAATTAATGGAGGACATTGATGCTATTATAACATCACAATATTTGAATGATAAAATTGATGAAGATGATATGGAAGATTTAATTCGTGTCCTATGTGATGCTGTCTGCAAAAACTTCCCCACTAACTAAATGTTGATCATTGACATTGTTCTGGCAATCTACATCATCGGTGGTATTACTGGATGGGTAGTTTGTATCAATGAATTTATCACTAATCCTCACTAACTAACACTTACTCACTCTAATCATGAACTACACTCTTAAGCAACTTCAAGACCGAGTATCAAGTATGATCAAAGAACAGGGAGAAGATGCAGAATGTGCCGCATGGATTTATACCAAGGAAGATATTCATATGAAGGATGAAAATGGTGAGATTGATTATGATATTGAGGTAAATGATCCTGCACTTGTTGCACGTATCTTTGACGATGTTGGTCAAATAGACTACATCTACACTGTGATTCAAGAGTGTGTGGATGAGGTTACCGAAGAGAATCTTATGTCACTTCAGCAGGAGTTAGTTTGATGATTGATTTCCCAATCTACAAGAAACAACTCCCACAAGTTTGGTTGGAAGGTGATAAGTTTATCATCGAATCAGACTCGTTTAAATACGTGATTAAGGATGACTTAAAACTGCTGTTTAAACTATGCAGAAAGTTTAAGACTGATGCAATCGCACAAACTTACGCCACTAACTAACATCATGCTCAAAACACAACTGCTCAAAGTCGTCGGTGAAACTTCAAACAAAATTGATTCTAACCTGACACGATTGGAAAAGTTTGAAGTATTCTGTCAAGTATGTGATGGATTACTCAAAGATGGCAGGATTAGTGCTGCAAAGCATCATTCATGGACCAACGTATTCTAACTCTTAACTAACACAAATGACTGACAACATTATCGATCGTGATGAACTCCAAGAGAAATTAATTCAATGGGACTTAAGTCAAATGTCATTAGATGATCTGAAAGAGTATTTTGTAAATATGCAAAATGCAGAATTAGATAGTTTGTCAGTTGATGAATTGATTGAAGAGGTACAACAATATAACCCACATTTGCTGCTAAGTAAAGAGAAATAAACCAGTGTCAAGATTGGCACAAGCAACCTTTAGATTCTCTTTCGTAGTTTTGTATCACCACGAACTACCGGATCCCACAGGATCTGCCATACTACCTGTATGAACAACGAAACACCAAGCAACAACCCATACATCAACAACCTCGTAGAGATGGGCTACGATCGTCAAGACTGCGAGATGGTCGCAGCAGCAGGTCAGGAGAAGACGTTTCCCTGTGTGATCCATGGTCGCACCTTTGACACCAAGGAACAGTATGATGAGGAACTAGCAGAGTACATCAGCGGACTCTGAAAACCAGTTACCAAACCGGCACAAGACCGGTTGCAATCCACCCTCAAACCTGCAATAATTAACACATGAACAAAATCAATCCAACCTTGCTCCTTAACGACTCTGCCTTCATCTCTGCTCTTCAAGGGTTACAATCGTTTGTATTAGAAACCGGTGCTGATTTAGATATGGCATATGATTGGGTCTGCGAAATGTCACAACCCTTTGTGCATGATGATGCTGCCTATTCTTGCTTCTATGATGTATATGCAGAGGCAGCAGAATGAATCCCAAAGAAGAACTAAACAACCTCACAATCCGTAAAACAATGAACACAGTCGAAATCAACAAATCAATCATGGAGTTGAACTATAAGAAAGAACAATTAAAGAATGAAGTAGACATTATTCAGGAACAGATTTACTTCCTTGCATCACTTCGTGAGTCACAAAGATCAACTGAGGATGGTGAGGAAAAAATCAAATTAGAAGGAAAAGCATTATTCGATCAAATGTTTGGTGGTACGGATTAATCTCATGAGAATTGTTCTTATCTCAGTGTTTATTCTTCTCGGTGCTAATCTTATGATTGAGATGTTAGATAGTAACATGACACAAATTATCAGAGAAAGGAATGAGACAATACAAAGATCTATCGATAATATGTGAGTTTAAACGAGTGTTACGAAAATTTTTTTCCTCCCGAGTTTATGAGCGTTAACGCCCCATAATACAGGAAAGAAAGTATTAAACAAGGTTCTGTGTGCCAGTTGCTGAACTGTACCCAAAATCAAGAAATCCTGTAGACAGCAGACACAGAACTGCTATGATACAGACAACAAGGAAACCCACTCTAACCCGCATGAAAATCGTTCTGATAGCAGTCATCGGTTTTATGGCATGGCAGTCCCCTGAGATCCGCCAGACTGCTGCTGATGCCCTTCAGTCTACTGCTGATGTGATCCGTCCTGAGACTCAGAGTCGTTTTGTGATCCAGTTCTAAACCACTCTACGAACTGTCACACGATCACCCCACAGACTCTCAAAATCGTGTATATTAAGAGAGTCAAGGGAAGACAACCCCACCAACCTTCACAACTCACAAATCATGCGTAAGATCGAAACTCAAATGTGTCAGGCAATTCACAACAATCAGAATTGGTCTAATGCTAATACAACTGTTCACTTCAATGAAGAAGAAAACGTCTCTGTTGTACGTCTCCACGGTAACAAGATTGCAGAAGTGACTGATGATACAATGACAATCTTTGATGGTGGTTATCAGTCTAATACAACAAAGAGTAGACTCAATGCACTTTGTAATGAGTTTTGTGTTGACGGAGAGTGTGTATATCAGAAAAACTTTCAATGGTATGTTGATAAGTTTGTAGGAATGGCAGGACAAAGTAAAGTCTTTAATACATATAATTTCACTAATGGATTCATCTTCGCATAGTCACTAAGTAACACTCACTCACACTTTCTAAAATGATGACACTCAATCTAATCGATCAACTGAAGAGTGCTTATGCAGAGATGATTGTAGAAGGAATGGATATGAATTCTTTGATTACTTTTGCTGTTGAAAGTATTGAACAGAACCTTAAAGATTATGATTTGAATGATATAAAAGAAGAGATTATTGATTGCTATGGAGAAGATGTTCTATCTGATATGTTATCCTCTTAAGTAATACTCTCTGGGCACGTTAGCGTTGCATCGGTAAGTCCCAGAACAAACAAACACACACCTTATCTAACACTTTTTCATGTCTAAGTCTGACCTCTTCCTTGCTCTTGAATCAGCACAGAATGGTAACGATATTCTACTCATCTTGGAGGCAATTGAAGCACTGTATTGATTAGATAGTAAGAACAACTGAATATCACATAGAGAGGGTAATTCCTCTCTTTTTTGTATCAATTAATACACTAATTCATTAAAAAACGTTTTTAAATGGTATTATAAATAGGTTTTGCTATTTTATACTGTTTCTAACAAGTCTGTGGAAAAGGTATCATTTACCTGTGGATAAAGGTGTATTTCTGTGGAAAAGTGTGTATTTTAATGTGCTGAGGAGTAGTGATCTAAGGCAGCAGTCTATCACGAACCTCCGAGAAATGTCAAGGGGGCACTCATAAGTTTTTCCAGGGATTGACATTGCAAAAATATCAGTGTTTCTTATAAATACTCTCTGGAAGATTGACAATATTCCTCAGGCAGTCTATACTAGTAAAGTCATCACCACCAGGACACACTTATGTCAGTCGCTATCAGTCAGGCACAAAAGCAACGTTACAGAATCACCCTGGATATTGAAGTTTTAGAAGACTTCAACCCACATAATATTGATTGGGAGAGTCTCTTTGAACTGGAGGGAAATGAGAAGGTGATTGATAGTTACGTAGAGGACCTGAGTAATCCTGTCAGGTGGTAGTCTGCTGAGGTAAGTAAAGAGATTAAGAGATTCTGCAGACCAGTCAAAAGAGATTGACAGGGGCGGTGAAAGGTGCCATACTATAAGAGTCAAAGGAATTCAACCAAGATGACTCAAGCAACCATCACCACCGCACCTGAAACCTACAACGGTTGGGCAAACTATGAAACCTGGAACGTTGCACTGTGGTTGGGCAATGATGAAAATCTTTATAACATTGCCAGAGGATGGGCAGAGCATGGCTATAAGTCACTCTCGCACGTTCTGATTGAACTTAACAGCACAACTCCTGATGGTGTTAAGTGGAATGATTCAAAGTTAGACATTGCAGCACTCAACGAAATGTTAACAGAATTCTGATACTTAGTGCGGGGGGTTGACATCAGTCTCCCTCCGTGATATGATGACAGGTGATATAGCAGTTGTTTTGTTTTGTGCCCCCTTATATAAAAACGTCATACTACCCTAACCTACAGAGGTGACAGATCGACCTTGATATATAATGCGAAAGACGAATTCATAATCCCTAAAAAAAATCCGGGCAAAAAAATTCTTATGGAAAAGGTTTATCACATCTACGCAAAGGAAGATTGTTTGTATAACAATTTAAGTGAGGAACAATTTAATAATACATGGAGATCCCTCAATGGTATGGTTGGTTTATTACACACCGATTATACACTTGAGGATTTGTCATATGAGGAATGTATAAGGCACCACTACGGGGGTGTTAATACAGTGAGTAGGACAGAACCCGATGGTGGTGATTCCTACTAATCATTGACAAGATACATATACACTGGTAGAATTGAACTGAAGGTTATTCAAAAACATGGCAAAAGGATTTACTGTTAAAGCAAACGCCCCAAAACCAAAGAAAACGGAAGAGTGGGACATTGCAGCAATCAAAGGAAGAATGAAAGGTAAGACAATTGTATTTTGTCTACCAGGTAGAGGATGTTCATTTACATTTCTGAAGAACTTTGTACAACTGTGCTTTGATATGGTACAGAATGGGATGAGTATTCAGATCAGTCAAGATTACTCATCTATGGTTAACTTTGCACGATGTAAGTGTTTAGGGGCAAATGTACTGCGTGGACCTAACCAGATTCCATGGGATGGTAAGTTAGAGTATGATTATCAGTTATGGATTGATAGTGACATTGTATTTGACACTAACAAGTTCTGGCAGTTGTGTGATATGGCACTTGCAGAAGATGGTAGTGAGAAGGAGATTGTTGGTGGATGGTATGCCACTGAAGATGGTGTCACAACATCTGTCGCACATTGGTTAGAAGAGGATGATTTCCGTAAGAATGGTGGAGTGATGAATCACGAAACTGTCGATTCCATCCAGAAACGTCGTAAGCCATTTACTGTTGATTATACAGGATTTGGATGGGTATTAATTAAGAAGGGAGTCTTTGAGAATCTAGAGTATCCATGGTTTGCACCTAAGATGCAAGTCTTTGAGAGTGGGAATGTACAGGACATGTGTGGTGAGGATGTCTCATTCTGTTTAGATGCCAAGGAAGAAGGATTTGATATTTGGTGTGATCCTCGTATTCGTGTAGGTCATGAAAAGACTCGTGTTATTTAAGAGGTAAATTATGGCAATTATGAGTGGTGGGAACTATGTTCCTGCAAAACCGAAGAAAACTCGTCAAGGAAACTCGCAGAATACCCTTACATCCGCGACTTCTCGTAATAAGAGAAAGAAAAGATATCGTGGACAGGGAAGAGGTTAAATAAGTAAAGATACATTAGTTTATAATGGCAGCACTTATTTGCAACCTTCCATCAGTTGAAGTATGGGTAAGAAAAGAATATCTTACTGATCATCAATTTGGTCATGGTGAATTCGTTAAAGGCGTCTGGGTATCGTGTAAATCGATACCTGGGCGCACTTTTTATTTTGAGACGTATTTGCCCGAATACGCAGCAATGTATGACAAACTACCTATCAGTGCGTTTGTGTCTGCTCCAGAGGCACCTAGCCCTGATATGGACCTTCCTAACCTACAGTTCTGGAACTGTATGGATTACGGTGTTGTAGCAATTACAAAGCAATTTATTGGTTCTATGGACTATGAATTGTATACAAGAGACTTCGGCACTCAGAAAGGTACGTACATCTGCACAATAGACAATTATCATCAAGATCCTGAGGTAGTTGATTATGCAACCAGTGAGAATCCTGCAGAACATAAGTCACATAATCTAATTGAATTAGAGAATGGACAGTATGCACTGTATCCAAACAATAGAATGCGTATTTTTGACAATAGTTTAACACCTGTTGAAGCAAAAATGCCTGATTTTAAGGTTTCGACTCAGTATTATCAGGTTGAAAATGGTTTTGAACGACTTGGTATGGGTCGTGAAGATGAATATTTCTGGAAAACAGCAAAAGAAAGAGACGAACAATCAGAAAAAGAGGAAAAATGACTACAGAACACGATTTTTTAGACAACTTAGCAAATCACCAGCATCAAAAAATGCTCCGTGAGATTTCAAACGATGATTTAACACCCAAAAAGAAAGATTCTATCGAAGAAAATGAATTTTTTGAGAGTGAAAGCAATCCAGAACCTCTTTACGAGTAAATAATACCAAAATACCTTGATAAATAAGTTATAATTGCCGTAATTTTGTGCCATTAGAGCGAGTTAGTCAAGGTTTTAAAGATGTGAGTATGACTTTTCAGAAACATCCTCTGACAAGTGATATAATTGCACTTAAAAATGAATCTGCGATTGCACGTTCCGTAAGAAATATCGTTTTTACAACTCCTGGTGAAAAAATCTTTAATCAAGATTTTGGATCTTCTATTAGTAAAGCACTTTTTGAGAATATAAACGATATTTCAGCTAATATTATAAAAGGTGAGATTACTTCATCACTAACAAATTATGAACCAAGAATAAAATTGAAAAAAGTTCAGGTAAATCCTAACTATGATCAAAATGAATTTAATGTGACTATATTTTATGAAATTATTGGGGCAGATGTTCCAGCACAAGAATTACAATTCGTTTTGCAACCAACAAGGTAAGAAATGCCATTAGCTAATTTTACTAATCTGGATTTTAACCAGGTTAAAACAACACTTAGGGAGTATTTAAAAGAAAACTCCAACTTTACTGATTATGATTTTGAAGGGTCTAACCTTTCATCAATACTTGATGTTTTGGCATATAACACTTATATTACTTCATACAATGCCAACATGGTTGCGAGTGAAGTTTTTATTGATAGTGCGACATTAAGAGAGAATGTCGTATCTTTAGCAAGAAATATTGGATATTTACCAAAATCAAGAAAAGCAGCAACTGGAGTAATTAGTTTCTTTGTTGATACTAGCAATGTTACCCCAACACCATCAACTCTTACCATTAAAAAGGGTCCTATAGCAACTTCGGCAGGTGGATTTGGTAATTCATCTTTCATATTTTCAATTTTAGAAGATATAACAGTTGCTGTAAGGGACGGAATAGCAGAATTTAATAATATTTCAATTTATGAGGGAAGTTTACTAACTGCCAACTTTACTTACAATGCAAGAAATCCAAATACAAAATTTATCTTAGATAATATTGGAATTGACACTGAATTATTAACAGTAGTAGTAAGACCAAATCAATCTTCTTCAAGAAGTTTAAAGTATAGTCGTCAAGATAGTTTATTTGAAGTAAATCCAAACTCTACTGTTTATTATCTGCAAGAATCAGATGATGAAAGATATGAAGTATTATTTGGTGATGGAATTTTTGGTAAAAAACTTGAAGATAATAATTATATTAGTGTAGACTATATTGCATCTAATGGTGATTCAGCAAATGGTGTCGGACAATTTACATTTGCAGGAAGATTAGTTTATTCCAGAAACGCTCAGGAATATGTTGTTTCATCAGGAATTTCTCTTGTAACAACTGGATTAAGTGCTAGAGGTGGAGAAGAAATTGAAGGTGTAGAGTCAATTAAGAAATTTGCACCAAGAGTTTATGCATCTCAATATAGAGCATTGACTGCAAATGATTATGAGTCATTGATTCCAACACAAATTTATCCTGAAACTGAATCTATTTCAGTTTTTGGTGGTGAAGAACTTGTTCCACCACAATATGGAAAAGTTTTTATTAGTATTAAACCAAGATTTGGAGATTTTATTCCAAATCTCATTAAAGAAAATATCAAGAAAAAATTAAAGAAATATTCAGTTGCTGGAATTGTACCAGAATTACTTGACCTTAAGTATTTGTATTTGGAAGTAACTAGTAAAGTTTACTATAATACAAATATGGCCCCTTCAGCAACTTTCGTATCGAGTGTTGTTCAAACTAATGTAACTAAGTATTCAGAATCAACTGAATTAAATAAGTATGGAGCAAGATTAAAGTATAGTAAATTGCTTAAATTAATTGACGATAGTCATAATTCAGTGACTTCTAATATCACTACAGTTGGAATTAGAAGAGATTTAAGATTAACCTTAAATACTTTTGTCGAATATCAAATTGGATTCGGTAATCAATTCTATATTAAATCCATGAGTGGATATAATATAAAGTCAAGTGGATTTACTGTTGCAGGCATACAAGAAACTGTATATGTATCAGATATTCCAGACACTAATAGAAGAACTGGACTTTTGTTCTTCTTTACTTTACCAACTGCAGGATCTCAATCACCTACTATAGTCAAGAGAAGTGTTGGATTTATTGACTATGAAAAAGGAATCATTACATTAAATCCAGTTAATATGACAGGTGCAAAAACAAAAGATGGTCAACCAATTTTAGAATTATCAGCAACACCTTATTCAAATGATGTTATCGGATTACAGGACCTTTATTTGCAACTAGATACTAGTAGCAGTTTATTTGAACCTGTTGTGGATGATGTTACATCTGGACTAGATCCATCTGCTTCTACTTACATTGTTTCTTCAAGTTATGCAAATGGCAATTTAGTACGTTCTGGGGGACCAGAAACTAATATAGTAACGGTATCTGGAGGATCTAGGGTCACCACACAGACAGTAGGAACCGTAGGTGGCACCACTACACCTACATCATCGGTTTCTACCGGCGGAGGATCAGGTGGTTCATCTTCATATAGTAGTTCATCATCTGTTTCTACTAGTGGATCATCATCAGGTGGTTCATCTTCATATTAATCATAATACCAATACAAAGACGATAAATTCATAAAATGTCAGAAACCAGAGTTCAGTTTAGTACTATCATATCTAATCAACTCCCCGCATATGTGAGGGAGGATTATCCGTTAATTTCTGAACTTTTAAAGCAATATTATATTGGTCAGGAGTATCAGGGTGGTCCAATTGATTTAATTGAAAATATTGATAGATATATCAAGTTAGATAATACTACAAACTTATCAGAATCTGTAGTTCTTTCTGGTGATTTAGATTTTGATGCAACAACAATTAATGTAGATCCAGGAGAGTCTCCAACAGGAACTAATGGGTTTCCAAAGTCATATGGACTACTGAAAATTGATAATGAAGTAATAACATATACAGGAAAAACTGAATTTTCTTTTACTGGATGTATTAGAGGTTTTGTTGGTATAACTTCATATAGAAGTGAATTAAACAAAGAGGAGGTTCTTTTCAGTGAAACAGATTCTGATGATCATTTTGATCAATCTACAATAACAAATTTAAGTTGTTTATTTTTAAAAGAATTTTTAGTAAAAACAAAGCATCAGTTTCTGCCAGGATTAGAGGAAAGAAGTTTATCTACAAATTTAAATCAAAATGTCTTTATAAAACAAGCAAAAGATTTTTATAGAAGTAAAGGAACTGATTTTTCTTTTGAAATTCTTTTTAGAGCATTATATAATGAAGAAGTAAGAATTGTAAAACCAAGAGACTTTCTAATCTCACCATCAAACGCTCAATATAGAATTGTCAATAGTTTAGTAGTAGAACCTATTGAAGGTGATCCTGAAAACTTAGAGAATGCTACATTATATCAGGATGAATATAAGTTTGGTGGTGATATAAAAAAAACATATGCACCTATTACTAGTGTTGAAAAGATAGAAGTTGGATATGGAAAAACTTTCTACAAACTTAGTATTGATGGTGGATATGATCGAGATATTAATGTGGAGGGAGCTTTATATGGAAAATTCGTTGTAGAACCATCTACAAGAATAATAGGAAAAGTATCTTCAGGATCTACAGTTCTTGATGTTGATTCAACAGTTGGTTTTGGATCAACTGGAGAACTGCATTTCCGTTATTCAGATGATACTATAGGTGTTTCTTCATATAGTTCTAAGTCTCTAACACAGTTTTATGGAGTAACTGAAATTAATTCTGAGATTGCAGATACATCTGTTGTTGGTATTAATACTTTTGCATATGGAAGATCTAAGTTGGATCAAGATGAATTTATTCGAGTAAGAATTAATTCAGTTTTAGGTGAATTTAATCTTCCAGATAATACAAAGAGTTTATTGTCAGGCGGAAAGATTAATGTAACTAATCTTGGAATATCTGAAAAAAGTTATAAAACAAGTAAATGGATTTATAATGTTTCTCCAAATTATAAAGTTATAAACCTCGAATTAATAGATTTTGCAAATTATACGTATAAAGTAACTTTAAACGTAAATAATCAATTTAGATCTGGTGATAATGTAAATATTTCCTTGAATAATATAAAAAAAGAAACTAAAATTATATCAATAACTGGAGAAAAAACTTTTTCTATAAGAGGTCAAGGTGTTTTAGATACTAATGCGGTATATACTATTCAAAGAAAAATTCAAAAAGTTTCTTCTACTACTTACCCATTAGCAGAAATATATTCTACTGATGTTGATAATGTTTATAAAAATAATTCTGAAGAATACTTAGTTTCTTCGCCATCAATACCCCATTATGATTCTCAACCTTTAACCGCAAGTAATAGAATTTTAAACTTTTCAGGAACTTTTCTTGGAGATGAATTTGAAATCTCTCCAGGAATAGAACATGGATTTTACACTGGAGATGCAATTTATTATAGATCTCAATTAATAGACGAAACCTATATTGATGAGGGTGGAAATACTGATACTAGAGAAGTTAGTGATATTGCTTTATTTGCTGAGGGACTTTATTTTGTTAAAAGAGTTAATGCGTCAACACTAAAGTTTGCAAAAAGTAGAACTGATCTTTTTAATTTAAACTTCGTTTCCTTAGATAATTTAACAACAGTTAATAATAGTACTATAACTCCGTTTAAATTTGATGGAAAAACTCTAGGTCCACAAAAATTACTAAGAAAAATATCCAAACCGATTAATAATGGAATTTTAACAAAAACTGAACCAGGACTAACTGGTATTTTTATTAATGGTGTTGAACTTTTAAATTATAAAGGTAAGGATATCATAAAATATGGAAAAATTGAAACTATTGATGTTTTATCTACAGGAACAAATGTTGACGTAATCAATGTTCCTAACTTAATTATTTCTGATGCAGTTGGGACAGGTGCAACAGGATATGTTGCAGTTTCTGGGTCTCTTCAAGAAGTTAGAATTGTAGATCCTGGATTTGATTATGCAAACACTCCTACAGTTAAAATTGAAGGTGGTAATGGATCGGGTGCTATAGCCCAAGTCAGTATGAAATCAATTGATCATGAAGTTGAGTTTTTTGCAGATGTAGTATCTAATAATGTTACTATTGGAACTGGACTCTCTCAGTCTAGAATTGGATTCTCTACTTATCATAAGTTTAGAAATGCAGAGCAGATTTTATATAAAACAAAATTTCAACAGGGTATTGCTGGAATAGTCACTGATTCTGCATATTATGTCTCTGTAATTGATGATGTAACTATTAGATTGCATAAAAATGAAGGAGACGCAATCTCCGGTCTTAGTACAGTATTTTTAACTGATTATGGTATTGGTAAACATTCACTAAAAACAGTAAAGAAAAAATCAATAGTTAGTGCTATTAATGTCATTAATAGTGGTTCTAATTATGAGAATAAAAAAAGAACCTCTGGAATCTCAGGAATCAATACAGAATCTAATTTAGTAACTATTGCAAATCATGATTATAAGAGTGGTGAGAAGGTAAAATATACTTGCACAGGAACTCCTGTTTCTGGATTATCTGTAGATACTGAATATTATATAAACGTTGTTGATAAAGATTCGTTCAATCTTTCACAAGTTGGAGTTTCAAGTGATAAAGAGTTCTTTAATAGAACAAAACAATATATTAATATGACTTCCGTTGGATTAGGAACTCATATTTTCAATTATCCTGAGATTAAGGTTACTTTATCTGGAAATGTTGGAATATCTTCCATTGGAACAGAAACCTTTAAAGGTTCTTTCCAACCAATTGTAAGAGGATCGATAACTTCTATACATCTTGAAAATAATGGAGTTGGATATGGTTCCTCTGAAATTTTAAATTTAAATAGACAACCTACAGTTGAACTTGAATCTGGATCAGATTGTCAACTTTCTCCAATAGTTGTTAATGGAAAGATAGTTGAAATTATAATTCAAAAATCTGGTAGCAGATATCTTTCCGCTCCAGATTTGATTGTTGTTGGTGATGGTGTAGGTGCTGTTTTAGTTCCGGTTTTAGAAAATGGATCAGTAACTGATGTTAAAATTATTGAATCAGGTTTTGGATATGCTAATGATCTTGGATTAACTGCCATTAATGTTATATCAACTGAATCTACTGAGGAGTTGCCAAAATTTAAGGCAAATATACAAAATTGGAGAGTAAATTTATTCGAAAAATATTATCCATATTTTTCTCAAGACGATGGTATAATTATAGATGGATTAAAATCAAATGAGTTTGGACTCCAATATTCTCATTTATATACGTCAAGAAAACTTAGAGAATTTACTTATGCCTCGGATCAAGAAGGTAATACTTTATATGGAGAGAGTGATCTTAGAAAAGTTAATGGCATAGAAGTTAAATCTACAAAACATTCTCCTATTTTAGGATTTGCATATGATGGAAATCCAATATACGGACCATATGGATATTCGAAAATAAACGGTGGTGTAATTTCTCAAATGAGATCTGGATATGATATTGATTTAAAAAATAATAGACCACCTACATCTATTTTTCCAGAAGGGTTTTTCATTGAAGATTACACGCATAAAGAAGTTGTTAATGATGATGTTCTTGACGAAAATAATGGAAGATTTTGTATAACTCCAGAATTTCCAAAAGGCACATATGCATATTTTATTACTGTTAATGATAAATTTGCAGAGTCTTCAGGAATTTTTGAGAAAAATTTCAAACCAGTATTTCCTTATGTAATTGGTCACAATTATAAGAGTATTCCTAATACTTTTAACTTCAATCCAGAATCAAATTACGATTCTTTTAGTATCACTAGTGATTGGCGTAGAAATACTCAACCATTGAATGTTATTGAGGACAATTTAGCATATCCATATTTTGATGTCCCAAATAAACTAAATCAAACAGCAACTATCAATGCAACTTCTTTCGGTTCCGTCGATAGTGTCGGTATTGTTACTGGAGGATCTGGGTATAGAATTAATGAGACCTTAGTCTTTAATAATAACGGAACTCAGGGTCAAGGAGTATCTGCAAAGATATCAAGAATAAAAGGAAGATCAGTTAATAATATAAGTGTAGCTTCGAGTATCATTGAAAATGTTGAAATATATCCAGGACAATCTAAAGATGAATATTTAATTTTCTCAGATAACCCCCATAATTTTGAAAATTTAAATACAATTTCAATTTCTGGATTATCTACAACATCTTCTGGAATTGAAGGATCATATAATGTTGGTATAAAAACAAATAGATTATCAATTGTTGGATTAGGAAGCACTGGAGTTGCTATTGGCAGTACTAACGTAACAGGAATAGTAACTTACTTCAGAGTTGCTGGTGATTTGAATTATCCAAATATCAGAGAGAATGATACTTTAATTGTAGGAACAGAAAAAATTAAGATTTTAAATGTTGATCTTTTAAATTCTAGAATTAGAGTTTTAAGAGCAGTTGATAATACAGTAGGATCTACTCACACTATAGGTAAATTTATCTATGAAATTTCTAGAAAATTAAAAATTAATTCAAAATTTAAGACCGACTATTCACCTTCTCTTAATAAGCAAATTTATTTTGATCCCACAGAAACTGTAGGATTGGGAACAACTGCTGGAGTTGGGATAGGAACAACAATATCATTCTCAAATCCTGGAGCTGCAATTACTTCAGTCTTTATTCAGACTAAAGCACTCTACTTACCAGGACATAATTTAAAAACTGGAGATCAAGTAACATATTCTACAGGTATAGGAACGATTAAAGGTTCTGGAATAATTGTGCAAGATGAAACTAATGTTGGAGTAGGAACTACTCTTGCAGATGGTTCAAGTTTGTTTGTCGCAAAAATTAATGATAATTTAATTGGAATTGCAACTGTAAGAGTTGGACTTGGAACAACAGGAACATTTGTTGGTCTTGAAAATCCCATTTCAACCACATTGTTCTTTAGAAATGTTGGAACTGGAGATACTCA